TGGAGCGTTATTATACTTCTTTGTTGTGGATTAGCATTTACTTTATATTGTGTCATATACATACTTCGTATGGCATATATGGAGATGCAACATGGCAGGACTGACACCACCAAGCAGGAAGTCCTGCTACAACTTCCGAGTGACGGAGATCAATCGTGTCCTTGACTAAACAATACTATTGTGGTATAATATAGTATGTTCTACACCTACGCCTACTTACGAGAAGATGGTTCTCCTTACTATATCGGTAAAGGGAGAGGTAGAAGAGCGTATCAAAAACACGGGTGCCATAACCCGCCTATCAAAGATAGGATTGAAATATTAGATTACTTTGAAAAAGAGCAAGATGCTTTTGATGAAGAAGTTAAATTGATAAAACATTATGGTAGGAAAGATTTAGGCACAGGTATTCTGCGTAACCTTACAGCAGGAGGTGATGGTAATGCACAATACGACACCCTTGAAGATGCATTAGAAGCAAAGAAAGAGGTGCAGAGAAGGGCACAACAAAAAAAGATTGATAAAGATAGGGAAGAACATAATAGAAAAAGAAGAGAATACGAGAAGAATAACAAAGAAAAGATAAGAGCCAAGAGACGAGAGTATTATTATAAAAATAGAGACAAAGAACTGCAAAGAAAAAAAGATGCATATTGGAATTCTAAACTAAATAAAACAACCGATTAATTAATATGGGTGCTATGAAACCACCAAGCAGGAAGTCCTGTTATAATTTTAGAGTAGTGGAGGTAAATCGTGTTCTTGATGGAGATACGCTGGATATAACAATAGATTTAGGATTTGACTTATATAAAAAGGAACGTGTAAGGGTAGCGGGTGTCGATACGCCAGAGAAAAGGACGAAGAACTTAGAGGAGAAAGCACTTGGAATCGACGCAACAAACTGGCTCAAAGAGAAACTCGAAGGCACGTTGGCTGGTGATGATGAGTTGTCTGTTAGGACTGAACTTGTTGGTGGCACTGGGAAATACGGGCGTCTTCTGGGTTGGCTTTACATTGGGGACGACAGTGTGTCCCTTAACGAGCAAATGATTGCCGAAGGACTAGCGTGGGAATACGATGGGGGAACAAAGAAAAAAGATTTTGAGGAACTTCGTGAGATACGCAGGAGGTTAGGAACTCTTGTAGAGGATGTGTAAACCAACACTTATAAAAATGTAGCCTAACGATACAATATTTTTCACTACATATATTATAATGTTTGTAGTGGAATAATATTATGCTTGGCATATATGTAATCATCTCTCTCATTGTCCTCATGGTAGCGTATGCTGGCGTGGAAGAAACTATTCGCTTATGCTGATCTTGTGATCAGGTATCAGTGGATCGAATTTAAAATGTTTATGATGAGACGTAAATTAGAACAACAACTTATAAAGGATCTACCCAACTTAAACAAACTCGCAAAGGAATTAAAAGATGACCAACGATAAGGAACTGTCTGATCTTAAATTACAAAGAAAAGAATGCCCCAAATGTCATGCTGTCTGGATTAATGGCATACATATTTGGTCTGGCACTGGTGCTAAAGGCAATGATCTAGATCTTGCTGGTCTTGTTTGCAATAACCTAGGAGATAATACTTGTATCAATCCAGTAAGAGGAATGGAAGGTGGAGATACATGGAAAAAACGACTGGAATTTTTAGAAAATTTAGAAGACGAGAATAAAGATAAATACTAGTGGTGAACTAGGTTTTTGTTTTGGCAACTGGTAGCGATGTATATTTGGGTAACCCGAACCTGAAGAAGGCGGGTACTCCAATCAATTTTACAAAGAAACAGATTGACGAATGGATCAAGTGCAAGAATGATCCCGTCTACTTTGCGATGAACTACATAAAGATTATCTCTCTCGACGAGGGACTTGTTCCCTTTGAAATGTATGATTTTCAAAAGAAAATCTTGGAGGACTTCCACTCCAACCGATTCAACATCGCAAAGCTCCCAAGACAAACTGGTAAAAGTACCACTGTGGTTGCCTATCTTCTTTATTACGCAATTTTTTATGATAGTGTTAACATCGGTATTCTTGCAAACAAGGCATCTACTGCCAGGGAACTATTAGGAAGATTACAACTTGCTTACGAAAACTTGCCAAAGTGGATGCAGCATGGTGTATTGGTATGGAACAAAGGTAATGTGGAGTTAGAAAATGGCAGTAAGATATTGGCAGCTTCTACGTCTGCGAGTGCTGTCCGAGGCATGTCGTTCAATATTCTCTTCCTCGACGAATTCGCCTTCGTTCCAAACCATGTTGCGGAGCAATTCTTTGCCTCTGTTTATCCTACTATTACTTCTGGTAAATCAACGAAAGTCATAATCATCTCAACGCCAAATGGCATGAACCACTTCTATAAGATGTGGGAAGATGCAAGGCGTGGTAAGAATGGATATGTTACTAACGAAGTCCACTGGTCACAGGTCCCAGGAAGGGACTCCAAGTGGAAAGAAGAAACAATTAAGAACACTTCCCCAAGACAGTTCGCGCAGGAGTTTGAGTGCGACTTCCTTGGATCTGCTGATACTCTTATCAGTCCATCCAAACTACAAACTATTCCATTCGCAGACCCCATCGCTAGCAATGCAGGACTTGACGTGTATGAGAGAGTGCAAAACGATCACGAATATATTGTTACTGTGGACGTTGCCAGAGGTATCGGTGGTGACTACAGTGCTTTTATCGTGTTTGATATCACCACGATGCCGTATAAGATCGTTGCGAAGTACAGAAATAATGAGATTAAACCTGTACTGTTTCCCTCGGTAATTTTTCAAGTATGTAAGGAGTATAACAATCCTTATGTTTTAGTAGAAGTCAATGATATCGGTGATAGTATTGCTGCTACCCTGAACTACGATCTTGAGTATCCTAACGTCCTTATGTGTGCTATGCGTGGCAGAGCAGGTCAGATCGTCGGACAAGGATTCTCTGGAAACAAAACACAACTGGGTGTAAAGATGAGCGTGACCGTCAAGAAGATTGGTTGTGCCAACCTCAAAGCAATTATTGAAGAAGACAAACTTATCTTCAACGACTTTAATATTTTCCAAGAGCTTACCACATTTGTTCAGAAGAAGCAAGCATGGGAAGCAGACGAAGGATATCATGATGACCTTGTGATGTGTATGGTTCTCTTCGCATGGTTAGTCATGCAAGAGTACTTCAAGGAGATGACAGATCAGGATGTCAGGAGAAGGATCTATGAGGAGCAGAGAAATCAAATTGAGCAAGACATGGCTCCTTTTGGGTTTATTGATGATGGTATGGGTGACGATACCTTCATTGATGCAGACGGCAATCTGTGGGAGTATGGGAACACCCAAGAAGAAGTCTCTTATATGTGGAACTACTGATGGATATTGGGGATCAGTTCAGTCTGGAACATCTTCTTTTCAGAGAAAGGGTCTGTAGATCTTGTGGAGAGAAGAAGGACTTGATCTATGAGTTTTATCTGACAAGAAAAAGCAAGAAAGGTCATCCGTCAGCATATGCTTACGAATGTAAAGAATGCACAGTAAAAAGAGTAATAGAATCAAGGAAAAAAAGAGATCCATTTGTTGATTGGGAATACCCAGACTGGTAGTTCATGCATTGTTCACCACCTATGAGAACACCAAAAATCTAAATAGATTTAGATAAATTTGGAATATCTAAGGAGAAAAACATGGCAAGTCAAGTCTCGCCTGGTGTAGTAATTAAAGAAAGAGAATTATCAAGTGCTACTATCGTTGGAGCACTTGATATCACTGGAGCAATTGCAAGCACCTTCAAAAAAGGACCTGTAGGAGAGATCGTCAACATCTCCACAGAGCGCGAATTAGTTGACACTTTTGGCACTCCAGTTGACAAGAATGCAGAAGACTGGATTATTGCTTCTGAGTATCTTGCATACGGTGGTAGACTGGCAGTTGTCAGAATTAACAATGATGGACTTCTAAATGCCGCTTCATCAACTGCAGTTCTTGTAAAGAATAGTCAGCAGTTTGAAGCAGGTCTTGGTGGAACAAATGCTTTCATCGCAAAAAGTGCTGGTACTTGGGCAAACAACTACAAGGTTGTTGTTGTAGATAGAGGTGCTGATCAAGTTCTAACTCTTGCAGAAGTTCCTGATACTAATGTTCCATCTGCTGGGTCTGCTGGTGTTGTTAATGTTGGTGGCGTAGCAAAAAATGTTGAAGTTGTCGCGTGGGATACAACAACCAAGAAACTAACTGTTATCTTTAACGAAGAAGGTGTAGTTGCCTCTGTTGGAGATACTTGGGAGAACGGAGGAACTGATGTTAACATCGCCACTGCAGAAGATTGGTACACCAATGCAACAGTAGAAGTTGGATCTGGTCAGACAATTGCTCTAAGTGCTATTGCTCCTCGCCCAGGAACTTCAAACTTCGCAAGAGAAAGATTTATCTTTGGCGATGAAGTTCATGTTGCCGTTATTGATACAGCAACCAATGACATCGTAGAGAGACTAACATATCTTTCTAAGTTAACAGATGCCAAGAACGATCTTGGTGCTCTTATTTACTTCAAGGATGTAATCAATTCAGATTCAGATTATATTTTCCACAAAGATTCTTTATCTGCTGCAGGTGCTCCAAATTCAACAGATGCAGGAGTAAATTGGTATCAGGCATCAACTGCTCTTGGTGCCACTTCATCTTCCCCAGTTTATTTTAAACTTGCTTATTCAGTAGCAAGCAATTTTGCTGTTGCTTCGGAAGTTGAAACTTTAGCTGGCGGTACTGATGGAACTACCGCATTTGCATATGACTCTGGAGATGCTACTACAGCATATAACCTGTTCTTAGATACAGAAGTAACTGATATTGACTTTGTTCTTGGTGGCGGTTCACTTTCAGATGAAAGCAATACTAAATCTAAATATCTTGCTGTTGTTGGTGTTGCAACTTCAAGAAAGGATTGCATTGCTGTTGTTTCTCCTTATGTCGGAAATCAAGTTGGAAGTGGTGGTACTGCACTATCAGCATCACAACAAAGAACAAAGACCATCAATTTCTTAAATGGAATTGGTTCTAACTCATACACAATTCTTGGTAGCGGTATCAAGTACATGTATGATCGTTTCAATGATAAATTCCGTTGGGTCGGAACAAACGGAGATCTTGCTGGACTCTGTGTAAGAACAAGCAGCATTCAGTATGACTGGATTTCACCTGCTGGTCTAAACAGAGGATCACTAAGAAACGTTGTTAAGCTTGCATGGAATCCAAACAAGGCAGATAGAGACGAACTCTATCAAGCAAGAATTAATCCAATCGTAACTTTCCCAGGTACTGGAACTGTTCTCTTTGGTGATAAGACTGCACTTTCTGCACCATCGGCATTTGATAGAATCAATGTTCGTCGTCTATTCCTCAACATTGAGAAGAGAGTTGAAGATGCTGCTAAGGGAGTACTCTTTGAGCAGAATGATACTACAACTCGTGCTGGTTTTGCCGCAACTGTTGGTTCTTACCTTTCAGAAATTCAGGCAAAGAGAGGTCTAACCGACTTCTTAGTTGTTTGTGATGAGTCAAACAACACCGCAGAGGTTATTGATAGAAATGAATTTGTTGCTGAAATCTATCTTAAGCCAGTTCGCTCAATCAACTACATCACCGTTACATTCACGGCAACGAGAACTGGTGTCTCGTTCTCTGAAGTAGTCGGCACAGTTGCTGGTTGATCTTTTTTCCTAACAAACATCACACAAGAGGTAAATAAAAAATGGCTATCACAAGTAGTGTTTCAGAATTTTTGGGAAAGATTCAACAAGGTGTAAAACCCAATCTATTCCTTGTTGACCTTCAGTTCCCAGCAAATCACCCAGATAATCCAACTGGAGATAACAAAGATATCGTAGATATTCTATGTAAGTCTGCTGGTATTCCTGCTTCAAACTTAGGAACTATTGAAATTCCATTCAGAGGAAGAGTTGTTAAAATTGCGGGAGACCGTACATTTGATAACTGGACTGTAACGTTCATCAACGATAAGGACTTCAAGGTTCGTGGTTACATGGAGCGTTGGTTGGAAGCAATCAACTCACACAAAGGAAACGTTTCAGATCTATTCATTCCAAACAATGGTTCTGGATATACTGCAGACCTAAAAGTTAAGCAACTTGAAAGAGATTCTGCAAGTTCTGTCATCAGAGAATATGTCTTCAGAGATGCATTCCCAACCAGTGTTTCTCAAATTGATCTTGCATATGACAGCAATGATCAGATTGAAGACTTCACAGTTGACTTCCAATATCAGTATTGGGAAGTAGTCACTGGAAACTATCAAGTTGAAGGTTGATAAATAGTTGGAGCGTCCAACTATTGAATAGATAATCATGAGTCAATTATTTGGCTTCCAGATCAATAGAAAGGAGGGACAGAAGGGGCAATCCCCTGTCCCTCCTTCTGCTGATGAACCCATTGCCGTTGCCGCAGGTGGGTATTATGGAACATATGTAGATACGGATAATCAAGCTCGCAATGAGTTTGAGATGATTCGTAGGTATCGTGACATGGCAATTCACCCTGAGGTGGATAGTGCGGTAGACGAGGTTGTTAACGAATTTATTGTTAGCGACGCATACGATTCACCAGTAGAAATTAACTTAGATAATTTACAAGTCGGTGCTGGAGTAAAGAAAAGAATTAGAGATGAGTTTGATTATATCAAACGTCTCCTTAACTTTGACAATCGCGCACATGAGATTGTTAGAACTTGGTACATAGACGGCAGATTATTCTACCATAAAGTTATTGATTTAGATAATCCAAAGAAAGGTATTACGGAACTTCGTTATATTGATCCAATGAAGATCAAGAAGGTCCGTCAGAAAATTGACAATACTCCAAAAGATTCTCTAGCGAAAGCAGCAATCAAAGGCACGGCACTTGAGTATGAATATGGTACGTTTGTTGATTACTATCTGTACAACCCAAAAGGATTTTACAAGGGCGGTGTTCTTGGACCAATTGGTGATATGTCTCTGTCACAAGGAGTGAAGATGGCAGTTGACTCGATCACCTTTGTTCCTTCAGGACTCCAAGATCTAAACAAGAGAATGGTTCTTGGTTTCCTCCACAAAGCGATCAAGTCTCTCAATCAACTCCGCATGATTGAAGATAGTCTTGTTATCTACAGATTGTCCCGTGCTCCTGAGCGTAGAATTTTCTACATCGATGTGGGCAATCTACCAAAGGTAAAAGCAGAACAATACTTGCGTGATGTTATGTCGCGCTATAGAAACAAA